TTTCAACGACGCTGAGAAGCAGAAACTAATACAGATCATATCACAGGGCTCACAGGTTTTGGGTGAAGTGGAAGATCTCAAAGGTGGATTGAAAGACACAGTCAAGGCGATAGCGGAGGAACTGGAACTCAAACCAGCATTGATCAACAAGGCGATATCTGTGGCACACAAGGGCAACTACCAGAACATCGCGGACGAGATGGACACGCTGGAGAGCATCCTAAACACGGCCGGCAAACTTTAATGTTGGCGAAAGTCAGATCATTCTGGCTTCGTAGTTTTGAGAGTGACCGTACAGCGTTCTATTTCGAACTGGTCAGTTTCATATTCACTGTAGGAGCCAGCCTTACATTGGCGATATCCGCCAGAGATCCCAACATGCTCATAGTGTATCCGGGATTCCTAGTTGGTGCATTGACACAATGTTACGCATCATACAGGCGTGGTGCCGCATGGGTCATGATTTTGACTTTCTATTTCGCGTGTGTTAATATATTCGGATACGGAGTGGCCGCAGGATGGTGGTAGGATGAGTTACATAGACGCATTATTTAAAAAAGACGAGGACAGGATATACGTGGTGGAGCGTGATCCCAAGAAGGGTCGCGTGTTCGTTGAGTATGACGCCAGGTACGTGTTCTACTACCCAGACGCCAGGGGCAAACACAGGTCCATGACGGGCGAGTCGCTACAGAAGGTCACCTGTGCCACGCACAAGGAATTCATAAAGGAACAGAGGATAAGAAGCAACAAGCAACTGTACGAACAGGACATCAATCCCGTGTTCCGTTGTCTCGAGGAGAACTACCTGGGCAAGGAGACACCAAAACTCAACGTGATGTTTTTCGATATTGAGGTGGACTTCGATCCAGATCGGGGTTACTCAACCACAGATGATCCGTTCATGCCCATAACTGCCATAAGTTGTTACATGGGCTGGACGGACCAACTGGTCACACTGGCCGTGCCACCAAAGACCATATCCATGTCAGACGCCAAGGTGCTGACGGAGAGGTTCCCAAACACCATGCTGTTCGAGAAGGAGAAGGACATGCTGGACGCTTTCCTACAGTTGGTGGAGGACGCTGACATATTGAGTGGATGGAACTCGGAGGGTTATGATATCCCCTACACGGTTGGAAGGATACAGAAGGTGTTGAGTTCAGATGACACACGTAGGTTGTGCTTCTGGGGTGAGAAGCCCAGGAAGAGGATATTCGAGAAATACGGCAGGGAGCAGTTGAGCTTTGACCTCATAGGCAGGGTTCACCTGGATCTGTTGGAACTGTACAGGAAGTACACATACGAGGAACGACACAGTTTCAGACTAGACGCCATAGGTGAACATGAACTGGGCGAGAAGAAGACGGTTTACGAGGGATCACTGGACAACCTGTACAAGAACGACTTCGGACTGTTCATAGAGTACAACAGGCAGGACACAGCACTGCTGGCCAAACTGGAGAAGAAACTCAAGTTCATAGAACTGGCCAACGAGATAGCACACCAGAACACAGTACTTCTACAGACCACCATGGGTGCGGTTGCGGTGACGGAACAGGCCATAGTGAACGAGACACACAGGCGTGGCATGATAGTGCCTGGCAGGAAGTACAAGAAGGAAGGTGAGGAGAACCAACCGGCGGCGGGCGCATACGTGGCCACACCCAAGAAGGGCATACACGACTGGATAGGATCCATCGACATCAACTCACTGTACCCATCTGTGATCCGTGCGTTGAACATGGGACCAGAGACCATCATAGGTCAGATAAGGCCCATCATAACATCAGCGGAGATCAACAGGGCCAAGCACCAGAAAAAATCATTCGCACAAGCGTGGGACAGTCAGTTTGGATCATGGGAATATCAAGCCGTCATGAACAAGGACAAGGGCACGGAGGTGGTTGTGGACTGGGAGGACAAGACCAGTGTGCGTATGAGTGCGGCACAACTGTATGACATAGTGTTCGATGGCAATAACAAGTGGATGCTGAGTGCCAACGGAACCATATTCACCTACGAGTACGAGGCAATCATCCCAGGCCTGTTGAAGCGTTGGTATGCTGAGAGACAGGAGATGCAGAAGAAGATGCGGGAGTGTGGTGACAACGAGATAGAACGCGAGTACTGGGACAAGAGGCAATTGGTCAAAAAGATTAACTTGAACAGTCTGTATGGAGCCATATTGAATCCGGGCTGTAGGTTCTTTGACATAAGGATCGGACAAAGTGTGACACTGACAGGAAGGTGTATCACAAAACACATGGCCAGCAAGGTCAACGAGATCGTGGCGGGCAACTATGATCACAAGGGCGAGAGCGTGGTGTACGGGGACACTGACTCGGTCTACTTCTCCGCACACAAGACACTGAAGAAGGAGATCACAGAGGGTGTGATACCATGGACCAAGGATTCGGTGGTGGCACTGTATGATCGAATAGCGGAAGAGGTCAATGGATCATTCAAGTCATTCATGACTAAAGCGTTCCACTGTCCGAGCTCCAGGGGAGAAGTCATAGCGGCGGGAAGGGAACTGGTCGCCAGCAAGGGACTGTTCATAACCAAGAAGAGGTACGCGGTGCTGTACTACGACAAGGAAGGCAACCGTGTGGACACGGAAGGCAAGGCGGGCAAGGTCAAGGCCATGGGTCTGGACCTGAAAAGGTCAGACACTCCAGTGTTCGTGCAGGATTTCTTAAGCGACCTGCTGTATATGGTGCTGACGGGTATACCTGAGAAAGAGGTTCTGGAGAAGATAAGTGAATTCAGGGCAGAGTTCAAGTCCAGACCGGGCTGGGAGAAAGGATCACCTAAAAGGGCCAACAACATGACCAAGTACACCGAGGAAGAGACCGCCAAGGGTAAGACCAACATGCCAGGGCACGTGAGGGCCAGCATGAACTGGAACAGATGTAGGGAGATGTATGGAGACAAGTACTCGATGCCCATAACGGACGGTGCCAAGGTCATCGTGTGCAAACTCAAGAACAACCCGCTGGGTTACACCAGCATAGCGTATCCAGTGGACGAGATGCGTATCCCGGAATGGTTCAAAGAACTGCCATTCGACGGTGACGCCATGGAAAGCACAATTCTAGACCAGAAGATAGACAATCTGATAGGCGTGCTGGAGTGGGACGTTCAATCAACGGAGACCACGAATACATTCAACAAACTGTTTGAGTTCTAAATACACAATACACACATGCTGAGCATAGAAGAGATCAAACTGCTGATAGAGAAACTGGAGCGTGTCAAGAAAGAGGACCTGCAGGAACTGATAGACAGCAATCTCAAGATATTGAAGGATCTTGCCATAGCAGTGGATGCCAACAACGATCAGGTCATAGACAGGTTAGACAAGACACCAGAATGGTTCCGCATGGACATGGATGAAAAGAGAAAAAAACCCATTGTCGATGAGATGTTGAAAAAAATGGTACAGGCCAAGATATTCCAGTTTGGTCGATCCAACATGTACAACAGCCTCGAGATCGGACCAGGCGATGGAATGTTCTCCATGGATTTCAGGGCATGGAGGCTCAACTTCTTCCTGGACATACTGCAGGACCGTGAGGACATTATACGAAAAATGTTTCCACCACAACACCAAAAGTACCTTAAATTTTATCTCACAAGGAACACCGAGTGCTCCAACATTCCACAGGGCAGTTGTAATCTGGTTTTCAGTTGGGACACCTTCCCATTCTTCACACAACAACACACACAACAGTACCTGCACGACATCAAGAGGGTGCTGATACCAGGGGGACACTGTTTCATACAGTACGCTGACTGCCACTATGACCGGGAGTTGGATCAGGCCAAGAGGGGTTACTGGAACTACAACACCAAGACAGCCATGACGGAGATCATCCAACAGGAAGGATATGAGATCATCGAGATGGGACAATTCCGACCCGGTGCCAGTTACGCCATATTCCAGAAGCCTGGTAAACAAAATCCTGTGGTGTACAAAGTTTCTGAAATAACACTAGACTAAGACCTAAATATCATGTACAATTAGGGTATTATGATAGACATCTTAAAAGACATCGTTAAACACACGCATGGATTGGGATTCTTGGATCTGGTCAAGATCACTGGGGACGATAAGGAAACTAACATCGACTCAATGGCCGAGG